CTGGGATTTATGAGAAAGGGGCCTTGTGCCCCTTTTTCTTTTGAGGTATATTGCATTCACTCCGGGCTTTCCGGTGTGTCAAACGGTCCCGGCCGACGTCATGCAGATTGGCACACTACAACGCATGAAAGGAACCCATCATGGGATTCGCAACTCACCTGGGCCCCTGGTTGCTGGGCACCGTCAAAGACACCACCGGCACGACTGCTGGCACCGTTCGCAATACTGGTGCAACTCTTGTTACGCAACAAGTCACTCTGGTGGCCAGTTCCGCTGTAACCGTCATGATTCCCGCTGGCTCGATCATCCACGACGTTAAGTCTTACATGACGACTGGCGCTGCAGGAACTCCTGACGTTACCGTTGGTGGAACCACTATTGGTACGTTGTCTACCGCTGCCGGTTTGAACAACTTGGTTGTTACCGCTGCTAACGTTGGCACGATGTCTAACGTTGGCGCTACGGATGCCATCCTGAGCTTTACTGCAACTGCCGCCTCTGCTGGTGTGTTGAGCGTGGCTTACACTGTCCGTGGATCTGACGGCGTTGGTTATCCTGTTGGCAACCAGAACTAATTAACCTTGGGGGCTACGGCCCCCGTTTAACAGGAGATTAGTTATGGCAATGCAAACTGATGTCAAAGGCGTTAGTTGTCCTGCAGGCACTGACACTACTGCGTACAACGGGCGTACTCGTCTGAAGGGCCTGTATTACAGCGCCTCTGCTGCAAGCTCTGTTGCTGTTAAAGACGGCGCAACAACCCTCTTTACGTTTACGATCGCCGCTGCTGATGCCAGCTACATCATTCTTCCTGGAGAAGGTGCTGTGGTTCAAAACAGCTTGGTGATTACTGTTGGCGCAAGCTGTACTGCGGTAGCTTTCTATGGTTGAAGAAAAGCGTCCTGTTGACCTAAACGGTCGTAAATTGATGATTGCCATCCCGGCTTATGACGGGCGGTTGAACATCAAGACGGCTATTGCTTTGACGCAATTAGCATCACAGACCGCCAAGTTTGGCGTGACGCTTTATATCAGCCATATCTCTGGCTGTTCTCTGATCACCAAGGCCCGCAATGCTTTGGTGGCAGACTTCCTAGAAACAGATGCAGACACGCTGTTGTTCGTTGACTCTGACGTCATCATTACTGCTGATGCTGTTTTGCGCCTGTTGGCTGTGAGCCAGGGCAAGGACATTACCGCTGGTGTGTATCCACGCCGTGGGGCAGATCGTTGCTTCTTCATGGACATCCATGTGGACGACGACACCAACCAGCTTGTGTTTGACAACAACGGCATGTTGCAGATCCGACGTATTGGCACCGGGTTCATGATGATCCAGCGGCACGTCCTGGAGACGATGTCGAAGAACCATCCTGAGTGGCGCTACGTTAATGACGTCAAGAACCGTGATGAACACGCCATCTTTGACTTTGGCGTGTACAACGGCAAGTACTACGGCGAGGACTATTTGTTCTGCGACCGTGCTACGGCCGAGGGCTTCACTGTGTTTCTGGATCCAACTATCAGCTTGCCGCACGTAGGTACTGAAGAGTTTGAGCGCAATTTCGAGGAAGATGCCTTGAAGCCGCTTATTGCTGAGTACTGCACGCCCAAACTGAAAGTTGCAAATGGCTAAGTCACCAGCATGGCAGCGCAAGGAAGGCAAGAATCCCAAGGGCGGTTTGAACGCCAAGGGTCGCGCCTCTGCCAAAAAGCAGGGGATGAACTTGAAACCTCCCCAGCCGGAAGGCGGCAAACGCCGAGACTCTTTCTGCGCCCGCATGGAAGGGATGAAGAAGAAGTTAACCTCCGAGAAGACGGCCAAAGACCCGGATTCAAGGATCAATAAAAGCCTGCGGGCTTGGAAATGTTGAGGACCAATATGCCTAATCCTAAGTACCTAGAGAATTTGAAGCGCTACGGCCCCAAGGCTAAGGACCGTGCTGCTGATCTGGAAGAGATGGCGGCATTGGCCAATGCACGTCCTTCCCGCGAGAACATGCAGGAGTCCAACTTCCGAGCCATTGCTGGCCAGCCTGCAGCTCGTAAAGAATCGGCTCGCCTGGCTCAAGAGGTAAGCGAGCTGGGTGACCAGTACAAGCGTGAAGCTCGTGGCGTTGAGGCTCCTGATGACGATGGCATCATTAACAAGATCAAGTCTGCTGCCGGCATGAAAAAAGGCGGTAAGGTTGGATCTGCTTCCAAGCGTGCTGACGGTATTGCCCAGCGTGGAAAGACCAAAGGCCGGATGATCTGATCATGGAAATGATGTTGTGGAACGCCTTGCTGACTACATTGCTCGGGTTACTAGGTTGGAATCTGAAGGAAAAGTCGGAGGAAATCTCCCGGCTACAGATTCTCCTGAACCGGACAAGGGAAGAGGTAGCCAAGGAATATGTGACGAAGGTGGATGTTCACCACGACATCAATCGGGTTCTGGACCGGATCGACCGCCTGGAAACCAAAATTGATGCGTTTATCAGGGAGCAAAAAAGTGCCCTCGGTTAGCAAGAAACAACATAACTTCATGGAAGCCGTGGCCCATAGCCCGGCATTTGCGAAGAAAGCAGGCGTCCCACAGTCTGTGGGGCAAGAGTTCAGCAAGGCGGACAAAGGCCGCAAATTCTCAAAAGGTGGTGAAACTATGGCTACTCAGAAAAAAACCCCGACGACCCCCATGGGCAAAGTTAAGACGGCTGCTCCCAGCCGCGATGGCGTTGCTACCAAGGGCAAGACCCAGGGCAAAGTCATCAAGATGGCTGGCTCTGCCAAAGGCATGAAGCGCGGCGGCAAGTGCTAAGGAGCTGACCATGTACGACGAAGAACTGGAAAAGAAAAAGACCAAGGGTGATTCCGTTTGGACGGAAGGCTCTGGTGTTCCCGTCCCGCAGGAACCTGACATGGGTTCTTCTCGCCCTAGAAAGCCTGTGAAGAAGGCTGGCGGTGGATCTATCTCTTCCGCTTCTCGTCGTGCAGATGGTATTGCCGAGCGTGGCAAGACACGTGGCACGATGGTGATGTGCGGCGGCGGTTACGCCAAGGGGAAATAACATGATGGCCAGTCGCGGCATGGGGGATATCGCCCCCTCTAAGATGCCCAGCGGAAAGCGTAAAGCTCGCCGGGATGACACTGACTTCACCCAGTATGCCAAGGGTGGTGAGGTCTGGAGCAAGCCGCGTCCTGAAAGCCTGGGCGCTCCCAAGAAGCTGAGCTCTGCCAAGAAGGCAAAAGCTAAAGCTGCTGCCAAGGCTGCTGGCCGTCCTTATCCCAACATGGTCGATAACATCCGGGCTGCAATGAAATGAGCTACACGACTGGCACCACCGCATTTAACCTTGAGTTCACGGAATTAGCCGAGGAAGCATGGGAGCGTGCCGGTCGTGAGATGCGGACTGGTTACGACCTGCGTACAGCTCGCCGGTCCATGAACCTGATGACCATTGAATGGGCTAACCGTGGCCTGAACATGTGGACCATCGAAGAAGGCTCTATTACGTTGGTTCCAGGTCTGAGCACGTATCCGTTGCCGCTGGACACGATTGACTTGTTGGACCAGGTTATTCGTACGGGGGCCAACGTTTCCTCCACCCAGGCTGACTTGACGATCTCCCGTATTAGCGTTTCTACCTATGCGACGATCCCTAACAAATTGACCCAGGCCCGCCCCATCCAGGTCTGGATCCAGCGTCTGTCTGGCGAAACCAATCCCACCGACCTGCTACTGGATGGTGCTCTAAACGCTACCGCAACCACCATTCCTCTAAGCTCTACGGTGGGTCTTGCGGGCGCTGGCTACATCAAGCTGGATTCAGAGATCATTTATTACGGTTACATCGACGGCAACTCTCTGGGTGGATGCTTCCGGGCCCAGAACAACACTACTGCTGCCAGCCACATTACTGGCACGGCTGTGTTTGTGCCCCAGTTGCCGGCTGTAACAGTTTGGCCAACCCCTGATAGCTCCACAACTTATCAGTTTGTTTACTGGCGCATGCGTCGTATCCAAGACGCTGGATCAGGTATTCAGACGGGGGACATGAACTTTCGTTTCCTGCCGGCCGTAGCAGCTGGGTTGGCCTACTACATTGCCATGAAGGTGCCAGAGCTGATGCCCCGAGTAGACATGCTGAAGGCTGCTTATGACGAGCAGTTTGCCCTGGCCGCAGGTGAAGATCATGAGAAGGCACCGCTACGGTTTGTGCCTCGCCAGCAGTTCATTGGCGGGAGTACCCCGTAATGGGCCAAAGGTTCTCATCCGGCAAATTTGCGATCTCGCAGTGCGATCGCTGTGGCTTTCGTTTCAAGCTCAAGCAGCTCAAGTTTGAGGTCATCAAGACCAAGCTGTACCAGTTGAAGGTTTGCCCGGAGTGCTGGGATCCTGACCAGCCGCAGTTGCAGTTGGGCATGTACCCGGTTGATGATCCGCAGGCCGTGCGTCAGCCAAGACCGGACACGACGTACTACACCGCTGGATTGGATGCGAATGGCTTCCCTTCTGGTGGTTCCCGGGATATCCAGTGGGGCTGGGCTCCGGTTGGCGGATCTAGTTTTTTTGATGTTGGTCTCACCCCAAACTACTTGGTTGGGACGACAAGTGTTGGTACAGTATCGGTATCTTAAAGGAGCCAGAAATGGACAAAAAAAGACTTAGCGCAAGACAAGAAGATGGTGGCATCTGCCGTGCATAAGCACGAAGCCAAGATGCATCCTGGCAAGCCCATGACCAAGCTGGCCAAGGGTGGTGTCACTTCTGCGAACATGAAGAAGTACGGACGCAACCTGGCCCGTGCCATGAACCAGAAATCCAGCTCTCGCGGAGGCTAATATGGCCACATACAGCAAAAAAGTTATGGGTAAAGAAGTTGGCCAGGCCAGCGTCTATGCTGAGCCCCACACCATGAAGGGTAAGGCCGTGAAGATTGAAGAGAACCCTGGCAAGAGCCCCAATCGTAGCAAGCTGGACACGTACAACCTTTCGGTTGGCGCGGTTAGCAAAGCTGCAGGGGATCAGCCGGTCAAGACGGATGGCATCAAGATCCGTGGCACTGGTGCGGCTACCAAAGGTGTGATGGCACGAGGCCCGATGGCCTGAGGTTGATATGACTGAAGCTGGGGCTGTCTATCTTGTAACCAATACTGTTACTGGTGAGCAGTATGTAGGACAGACGCGCCAATCTATTTCTAAGCGTTGGCAGGGGCATGTGCGCATAGCGTCTTGTAAGACGGCTAAAAAATATAAGCTGCACGAGGCGATTGCCAAATACGGAACAAATGCGTTTTTAGTAGATTCGCTATATGTTGCGTTCGATCTGGCTCAGCTAAACGTTGCTGAGATTGCGTTGATTGCCGAGTTTCAGCCAACGTACAATAGCTCTCTTGGAGGCGCAGGGCTACGGCCCAGGTCCTATTCAGATGAGGCAAAGAAAAAGAGGTCCGACGCAGCCAAAAAGCGCTGGTCAGATCCTGAATGGCGCGCCAAAACAGTTGAGTCTATTAAGCAGGCTTACAACACGCCAAAAGGTATTTTGCATGGCAAGCGTCTAGGCGCTCTTGGAGGCGGCAGGCTTCGTTGGGCCGGGTATGTAAGGCCCCTCCCGGAGCTAAAAAATCGAGCAGAATCTGTGTCTAGGTCTTGGCAAGACCCAAATATTCGTCAGGCACGTATTGCATGCCAGAAGGCGACATTCTCTACGCCTGAAGCAAAGCTAAAGCGCTCTGAGGTATCAAAAGGGCGCACACAAAAACCCGAATCTATAGCACAATCGGCACGTGCCAAATGGCGGCCGGTGTTTTGTCCTGAATTGCAGATTTCTTTTTTGAGTCAAACCCACGCTGCCGATTATTTTGGCGTAGTCCGCTCGGCGGTAGCAAACGCGGTTAAGCAGAAAGGCAAGGTGTGCAGGCAGTACACTTTGATTAGGGTGGCTTAAATAAATTACCAAGAACTCGTAACTGCAGTTAATGACTATATAGAGAACTCGTTCCCGACAAGTAACATTGACACCTTCATCAAGCAGGCGGAGCAGCGCATCTACAACACGGTGCAGCTGGCGTCTTTGCGTAAGAACGTGACGGGTACAGCTACCGTAGGGAATAAGTATCTCCAGTGCCCCACGGACTTTCTGTCGGTGTATTCGATTGCCGTTATCTCTGATAGCGAGTATCTGTACCTGCTCAACAAGGACGTGAACTTCATCCGTGAAGCCTATCCAAGCACGGCAGCGGCGTACCGTGGCAAGCCCAAGCACTACGCGATCTTTGGCCCCCGGTCAGATAACGAGGATGAGCTGAGCTTTATCCTGGGCCCCACGCCTGATCTGTCTTACGAGGTTGAGTTGCATTACTTCTACCTGCCCGAGTCCATTGTGGACGCGGCGGATGGGCGCACGTGGCTGGGTGATAACTTTGACTCTGCGTTGTTGTATGGCACCTTGATGGAAGCCGCTACCTATACCAAGGCAGAGCAAGATATGGTTAAGCTGTACAGCGATCGGTATGTGCAGGCAATTGCTCTCTTGAAGAACCTTGGCGACGGGAAGCAGCGTATGGACGCATACAGAGACGGCCAAGTTAGGGTGCCGGTGTCATGAGCATTGTTCAAACCCAGACCACCAGCTTCAAGGCCGAGCTCTACGAGGGTGTTCACAACCTTCTCGTGGACGATATTTACATGGCACTGTACAACGCCAATGCAAACCTGAACGAAGATACAACCGTATATTCCTCTACCAACGAGGTGACTGGTACGGGTTATGTAGCTGGCGGGGTTCAGATGACGGGCATTACTATCCAGACGTCTGGGTATACGGTCTATGTCAACTTTGACAACGTTGCGTTCAATGCCAGTGTGACGGCGCGGTGTGCGCTAATTTACAACGCATCCCAGGGCAACAAATCAATTGCCGTGCTGGACTTTGGGTCTGACAAGACATCCACCAACTTTACGGTCACGATGCCGCAGAACACGGCAACGTCGGCTTTAATACGTTCATCTAACTAAGGAGCGGTCCATGACCACCGAATTCTTGAAAGCCACAGACAAATTTGAAGGCGGCATGATCGCCAACACCGGCGCGGGCGAGACCGCCAAGGCTACGGGCCAGTACTTTATTGAGTGCTTTGACAAAGACGGCAACCTGAAATGGCGTGACGAGACCCACAACCTGGTCGTAAACGTCGGCCTACAGTACATGGCTGGTGTGGCTCTAACCTCGACCACCCAGATCACGGCCTGGTATATTGGTCTGTACGGTGCTGGCGCATCTAACACCCCTGCGGCTACTGACACCCTGGCTCTCCACGGTGGCTGGACTGAGATCACCCCTTACTCTGGCAACCGCCCTGCGGCTACGTTTGCTGCGGCTACTAACGCTAACCCGTCTGTGGTGACCAACTCGGCTTCTAAGGCTAGCTTTAGTATCAACGCTACGGCAACGGTGGGCGGGGCTTTCCTGGCTTCGGCAGCTTCTGGTACGAGTGGCACGCTGTTCTCGGCTGCTGACTTCCAGTCTCCTGGTGACCGCTCTGTGGTATCGGGTGATGTTTTGACAGTCAGCTATACATTCTCTCTTAGCGCTTAATTTAATGACGACGTACTCACGAGATGAATAATGGCAGAAGGCGGCTGGGGGTCCGGTACATGGGGTCAAGCTGGCTGGGGTGATTCGGTTTATGACCGTGACCTGGCTGAGACTGCCACGGGCGCTGACAGCATATCTGCCAACCAGACGCACTCTTCTTCCATCTCTGAGACCGCCACGGGGGCTGATACTGTATCGGCCCTGGCTACGTTTGAATCTAGCATTGCTGAGACGGCGAGTGGGTCTGACTCCATAAATGGTAACGTAGACTTCCAGGTCGCTGTAGATGAAACGGCAAGCGGGTCTGACAGCATTGAGGCAAGCCAAGACTTTGGGGTGGCGGTAGCAGAGACCGCCAGCGGGTCAGACTCAATAGAGGCCACGCCTACCTACTCCACGGTTATCTCTGAGACTGCCACGGGTGCGGACAGCGTAGAGGCCCAGGCGGCGTTTGATTCGGCTATTAGCGAGACAGC